CGCCAGCAAGTTTAGCTTTGAAGTCATTAATGTTTGCCATTTTTTATTTCTCCTCTACTAACCTGCTACTTCGTCAAACGAAACGCCGGTTCTTGTTGCTATGAATTGTAAAGTAATAAAGTTAATGCTTCTAGCAGGTTTTACAAAAATCTCTGCTATGAATTCATTTCTATCAATTACTTCACCTGTGTTATTAGTTTCATCACAGACTACTAAGAAGTCTGTAATACCTCGTCTACCTTGTACTTCTCTTAGGAAAGGCTCTACAATGTTTCTAAAGTTTGCTCTTGTAAACTCATCATTGAATTCAAAGAGTTGGAATTTAGAAGCAGTTGAGATTGCCTTCTCTAAAGTGATGAACAGTCTTCTAACATTGATTCTATCAAATGCTGAAGGAGCAGATAGTCCAGTTTTATCTCCGAATAATACAGTACCTTGTCCTGGGAATGTTGCCACAGGATTTACTCTAGCTCTGTATAACTCATCTCTATGAGATTTTTGTGGATTAAATGCTAATTTAACTGCGCCTCTAACAATACCTCTGTTAAGACCTGCTGGTGAGAACCAACTGTCTGCTACTAGGTCTGTTCTTGCAGCTAAACCTGCTATGTCACCGTTTAAAGGTACATATCTGTAAACATCATTGTATCTGTCGTACTGGTATTTGTAACCACTATCAAATACAACATAAGAAGATGAACGGATACCGTTAAAGAATCCTACAACATTATCTTTTTGTGTATTTGCGTTTGCTACACCAACAACATCACTTCTCTCTGGAGAAGCAAATACAACTGCGTCTTTTCTATTTTCAGCAACTGTAATTAAGTTGTCAATGTGAGTAGCGTCACCGTTACCAGCCATGATTAGTCCAACATCAACTGTCTCTGCGTCTGCAAATTTTTCATAAGCAGTTAGCTTTTGAGCTGTTGTTGCAGCTGAACCATCAGAACCACTTTGTAGTGATACTTCACTTACTGTAGTAACGGAAGTAAAAGTTGTACCTGATACTGCGCTACCCCAGTTTGAACCTGAAGAGTTATGGTCCATCCAGTAAATGTAATTTGATGAATTGTAAATTACATCTGGATAGTAGTTAGTAGAACCTTGAGGTGTTTTTGCGTCTGAACCTTTTGATACTGCACCAAAAATTTCTAAAACTTCACCCTTAGTTCCTGAAATACCACCATCTTCGTCAACAACTACGATATGTAACTCATCACCTGAACCACCGTTTGCTTGTGCATATGGTGAAGTTCCTGGTGCTTTGTCAAATAACTCGTAATGTCTCCATCTTCTTCTTACATTTGCACCATCTGTGATAGTTGCATGTAAACCTGAAGAGTCAGAAGCTGTGAAGTATTGTGGTTCTTCTTTTCTAACTATAGTTAAGTCATTAGTTGAAATACTAATAACTCTATATTCGTAATTGTCACCGAAGTTAACAATGTCTCCTGCGCTGATACCTGTTCCTGATGTAACTGTAACTACTGTATCGCCGACACTTGTTGAAGCGTCATTGACAGTTGTTTTAGCAGTTTCTTCGTAAACAGTAGCAGATGGACATGAGTCAATTCTTAAATTGTTTCCCCATGCACCAGCTGTTCTAGCTGCCCACAAACCAACAGAAGCAGAACCATCAGCGTAATTGTCTTGGTAATCAGTCGTATTTTTTATTACAAATGCACTACCGCTTTCGGTAGCATTTGATACAGATGTATTCTGTACACGGACAACTCTTAACGAATTCGAATATGCTAGAAAGTTAGAAGCGGTAAAAAATCCCTCAAATGTAGTTGAGTTAGGTTTACCGAATGTACTTACTAATTCTTGTTCGCTAGAAATACTAACTACTTCGTCTAAAGGTCCTTTTGTTGCTTGAAAAGCAACAGCGCCGATAGAAGTCGAAACAGCTGGTATGATTCTAGTAAGGTCTTTTTCCTGTACGAGAACACCTGGTGATACTTGAAATGCCATTTAGGTCTCTCCTTTAATTAGATTAATCTTTTAAAATATTCAATACTCATAAGTTTTCTTATGCCCATATCAAAATGTCAACCTTACTGATATTTATAATAAGTAAAAACTTGACTAACTACCCTTATGTACAACTGGATGCCATACTGTACCATATTCATCTACTTCCGATTTCTCATGGTCTGGTGTTCCGTCATCTACGAAGCCAAAAGGCGCCATATCCTGTTCAATTAAATGTTGTTGTTCATCATATAACATTTGTCTTGCGTTAGTATCTGTCATCTCTTTAAAGAAAGGTTGATTAGATAACCAACCAAATATAACTAAACACATCATCAAGTCATCATTAGCACCATCATCTGCTTGCCAACTTTGACCTTTTCTAATAAAGGTAGACATTTCTTCGATAATATTGAAGTCTTGTATTATTACCTTATCACTTTCGATAAGGGTTTTGATGTTAGCACAACCAATTTTTTTAATTTGTTTAGTCATCTTAACACCAAATCCCGAACCTCTCCCACTAAAGCCAGCTCCCAAAATCTGACCCGCTCTTCCTCTTTGTGTTGTCATCAACAAATTATCATACTCTAATTCAAACTGTAGAGCTTCTGCAATCTGTTGACCTAAATCGTTTGTTTCTACCAATACATGTGCATGATTAAATGCTTTACACACCTGGTCAATTGTATGTGGAAATAGTAATGGTCTAATTTCATTGTTACGAAACTTTGCAACAATTTTAAATGGCATTTGTGTTACATCTAATATTATAAATGCTGAATAATCTTTTGATACACCTCTGGCGACATCAACTGTACAAACATATGTATTACCTTTCTTAGGGTCTTCATATACATCTAATCCAGCATTTGACTGAATAGGGTCCATGTATGCAAGTGTTTTAATTTTAGAAGGATTAATAAGTGTGTTTACAGAACCTAAAAATTCACACTCAAACTCTTGTTGAAACTGCTCAGGTGAGGTGTTTCTTATTGTTGCGTCTTTCCAGGCTTCATCTCTACCTGGCACCTCTGACCAATGTACTTCAATTGGCACATAGTCATTTCTTTTATTCTCTGCGTCTGTCCATAATTTATAAAATTGATTCATACCGTATGGTGTAGATACGATAATCATTTTTGTTTTTTGTCCAGATGAGATTGTAGGATATACGGCACTAAAGAATTGCTCGGCAATATTAGCAGGTACGAAAGCAAACTCATCAAGGAAAATAATGTTATAAGAACCACCTCGAATAGCACTTGAAGATGTTGCAGCTGCCACAATGACTGACTTGTTTTCTAATTCAATGTTACCTTTGTTCCAGTTGATAACTCCTTGTTGCATCCACTTTGGTAGATTTTCATAAGCAAGTTGTACTCTACTTAAAATATCTCTAGCAGTAGATGATTTGTTTGCTAGAATAGCAATATTAGAGTTAGGATTAAATAAGGCATAATGTAATAGATATGATACAGTAGTGGTAGATTTACCCGACTGCCTAGGTAGTTTACAAATTGTGAAACGATTGTCATGTATTGTCCTTACGATATGTTTTTGAAAGTCGTACATTTTAAAAGGTACCAGACCTTCATCTAGTGACACAATACGAATGTACTTTGTCATAAAATAAATGGGGTCTTTAGCACACTTTTGATATTCTAAAATTTCGTTTTTAGTAAACTCAACAGGTGTGTTTACTTTTTTGAGGTTGGGATTTCCGAGATAGGCGTCACTCATTGATTATAACTCCCTCAATATGTGTATAACCCAATTGTATGGCTGCCTGTACTCTTTGACTGCCTCTGAAAACTGAATATTCTTTTTCTGCATAAGTTTTACCACCCACACCTTTTCTAGGTGTTTCTGATACACTATACTTTCTAACTTCTATAGGGTTTTGTAATGCTTCACCGTTTAATAACTCTGGTAACGGTGTCATTGATTTGATATAATGTATCTTATCTATTTCAAGAATTATCTTGTTCGGTGTTTGTTGTTGTGCCTTCAATAACTTCATCATCTTTCCTATTTAACATTTTTTGTAGTTCATTGGTAGAACCTACAAACAAAGCATTTTTAATATTTGTATTTGCTGTCTTAGGTAATTCTTTTAAGTCTTTTAATTTTTTCTGTAAGTCTTGTAGTTTATCTACTGTTCCTGCAACTGTAGTAATCAACTGACCTGCAACCTCGTAAGCTCTAGGGTGTTGTCCTTCTTTTGCAATCTCTAGTATACCTTCAATAGCTTCATTACCTTTATCAATAAGATTGTAATAGTTATCTCTACTATTTACATAATCATTATCAATGTCATCTTTACTTTC